CCACGCTAGCTATCGCTCAAAAGCTTAGCGAGAACTCCCAGCTGGGCATTACCCAGCGCGTACCTGCAGTAGGTACGGACTTTGTGGTATCAGGAGAAGTGGTCGCCTCTTGTCTGCCGGTTTCCCGGTTAGACATGGGGCTCGCACCGCTCCGCAAAGTCCAGGCCAGCAACACACCATCGTTCGCCGGGAGGCGACGCGATGGGAAGACCATAACTTTACAAGAAATGCCAAGATTAATATCTTGCTTCCGAGTAAAGAATCGATCCGCAGGGACTACCCAAGCATCATCACCAGACACCCCAAGGGGGATCTGATAGGATGATGTCCAAGTAGCTGATCGGTACGCGCATTCCCAGGCAGCAGAGGTCCACGTTAATAGTGAACCTCCACTGCTTCTGTGATAGGCGTATCGAATCAGACGATTACCGAGACGAAGCAACTCAACTTCGCTCTCGATGGTCTCTTTCTGATAGATAGGAGTAACTTCCTTCCCTTGGAAGAAATGTTTGCCGCAACTCTCGAAGAAGTTTCCGGTTACAAAGGATTTCTCCTTATTCACCGTAAACCCCGCGAAAGCCAAGCACTCAATCACCTTTGCAGCCGATGAGGCTGGACAGATGATGTCGTCTCCGTAAATCAGAACAGTACCGCCCGGATCGAGCCTGTCAACTACTGAGCTTACCAAAGCCCAGAAGATTAGGGACTCGAGTTCAAAAGTGAACCCGTTTCCCATTGACGAAAACTTCTCTAAGACCCGAATAGTCCCATCTGGCATTTCTGCTTTAGGGGACCTCAGGTCATCGAGAAGTAAGGCCCAATCAACGGGTAAGAGATCGTAAACAATCTCTATCGCCACGGTGTCACTTGCCGCCTTAAGATCTAAGGTAGCAAGGCCCTCCTTGAAAGCACGAGAAGCGCCATCTTGGTTAAGGCTCTGGTCATCCAGATCTACACCAACCCGTTTCAATCTACTACGGATAAACCCACCCACTCCTTTTTGAAGGAATGAGTTGGCCCTCGGTTCGATTGCAATAATACGATGGGTTTTCGCATTTTTAGGAACGGCCGCTATTCTGCACCTATCTACTTTCGTAGTAAGTACAGGAGTGACAGCTTGTGACCAATGAAGGTCACAACCTAAGACTGAGGTAAATAACCCCTCAGCCGTCGGCGTTACTGCAAAAGGAAGTTCTGACATCTTCGTGTCGACAAAGGCACGACGTCGAGGAATCTCATACGTCGCACCCGGTCCCCATCCAAACCAAGTTTCTATTTTGAACAGCGAAAGAGGTCCTAGTAACCCGCTTATTTTACGCTTAGCAGTCGATAGGACTGAAGCGATGAACTCATCGATTGGTTCATAGCGGGCTTTTCGAAGTCTCTGATTCGTTGCAAAACAGACATTTTCAGAAGTTATGAATTTCTGAATAGCTTCTGCTTCTAAGTCAAGACCAGTATTCAGCCCCTTCCATTTCTGGAGGAAGCTGACTACTAAATAGTCCTGAGCAAAAGCAGAAGCATCTTGGTAATCACTTGGATTGATCTCTAGCTTGGCAAGGGCGAGCTGGTCATGCTCGAACCTCAACCAAGCTCCAAGTGACACAGGGGAGTCAACCTTCTTGCAAAGCGCGAAAAATATCTCGCGCATAGAGGGATACCTCTTTTGCTTGACCATCGGTGTTCCTTTACGTGAATTAGAAGATCAATACACGTTCTGGAGACTTTCCACCATATTCGTCAGCTGCGTCTCCGCCAGGAGGAAATCTGCATATTTACGCAGATCTTTCCGGTCCTGGAGGAGTGCACGCTCCGAAATGATGAACTCGATGTTGCATCGGGGAGTATAGGCGATGGTCGGAGACGGCGTATAGCCGCTATCCGAAACGCCCAGAGCTTCCACTTTCGGCGTGTGAATGCCGACTTTGATGCGGTTGACTCTTTTGTCCGAATTGGCGCCGGCGGAGGCAGGGGCAGGCCGAACCAGCTGCATCGAAAGCCTATTATAGGCAATCGAAGCAGTACCGGTTTGATCTTCCCACCACCAGACACCGTTGCTATCGGGACCCAACGGGATGAAGGTGTGAGCCACAGGAGTTCCCTGTGCGTCGTTAAGAACGATACTTGCGACTGCGGACATTTGGGTATACCCTTACTTTGTGATAACAACCACTAAGTGGTCCTCTCACGATCAATGGTGACTCGAGTGCTAAAGTCGAATCCGTCTTTCGACGCGCATAAGCTTGCGATGTGATTTCTGCCCAAAGGCACAGGACACAATCCTGAATCCCACGGCTGACCAAACGAAATCAAGAGCATCTTTAGAGGTCTTGCGACCTACCTGAATGTCTTCTCATACTTCGCTTTGGCATGTTTTAAGCTGTGCAACTGCTGGCTTAAAAGTGCTGCCGCATTAAAGAGACGACCGGTACCGAGCTTTGGATTGAAACTCGGCCGACGAGGAAGCGGACTGGTACTAAGTACCAATCTGCTGAACCTACGGGTATCCGCATTTCCAGCTGCGTTAACACTGAATGAATCGTTTCCACCCCCGGCGAACTCGTTAACGGACTCTTGAGCCCGTTCACTCATATAACCGGATACGAAATCAGATCCATACAGCAAACCCGACTCCATGTTCCTTAGATAACCTCCCACGTCGACAAACCAGTCGACCACGAAGGAATACGGAACAAGCTCCCATGCGATGGACACGGGATTTAAGCTAGAATAACTAGCTAGGGTATCTAAGTCACCTCCACCTAGAGCATAGAATGCAACAATACGAGATTGATACTTAGACAGTACAACCTGCGTATATTGCACTCCGTTCCCATCGGTGTAAGAACTTGTATACCTGTCCCCGATCTCCTGAGCCTGAGCCCGGATCGGGTGGCCACGAGCGCATGATCCATTGATCATATTCTCAGCAGCTCCATAGATGTCAGCCGCAAGCGGTTTCCATCCATAGACCCACTCTAGCCAATGAGAACCCCAGTCACGAGGGTTCGACCGTTTGAGTGTTTTAACGATTCCACCGATAGCCAGAATTGCTTCTGGCACCTTTGCAGTGAAGAGCTTACGCCCTTGTGCAAATCGTTGGTTAATCATCACTCCGCTCTGACGCGCCTGGAAGGCGTCAATAGACAGGTCCACACTGCCTCTAATGCTCTCGTACATTTTAGATAACATCTTGTTATACACAAATGCACTCTGATCATGGAAAGAAGCAGTTAAGCCAAAACCTACGGCCCCTGTACCCACTATTTGGACATTATTTAAAATGTCACCGGCGTAACTACTGCCGGAACCATAGTTGATACGTTTGGATTCGTAGGAATGCCTATTGGGTGTTTTGTGATCACCCGGGACGGAATAGACGTACTGAAGTATATGCTGATATGCAGGGACTCTTTGGACCGTTGTCACGGTTTCGGAGACCCCGAATGCAGTAGTAGTTTCAGTAACAGTCCTTTCGCCTGGAATAACGATGGCATGGTCGGTCATCACTCCGCCAGCACCTCGTTCAGCCAGGTTAAGTTGCCTAATAAAATTAGGAACAACAACGATACCCCCAGCCTGCGGTTTTGCCACAGGTCGTCCATCTAGACTTCGTCCGTATGGGTAGTTATTCCCATACGATCCGAATGTCAAAGAAGGTCCTGAGTCGGATGGTTTTCGGCCACCAGTGGGTCCAAAGTTCCTGTTTTTCAACAGGTTCTGTTCCCTCAGGTAGTCTTCCACTTCCAACTTCAAGTGGGTTTCCCAGTCCGCTTTTGCGGGCTGCTTTTGCTTGACCTTTTTCAAAATCAAGACTTTTTGGTGCTTCGGTTTCAATACCAGTCTCCTCAATAAGTTGGTTTGACCCATCCTATTGTTGCAGAGAAGACAACACCAGGCGGGCCGGATGACTAATCCGGGTCCTAGAGAAGGTTCCTTCCTCCGTTAACCAACAAACTTGTTGACTAACGCCAATGTATGACCGTGATTAAGATTCGCATAATACCAAAGTGTCTCCACTTCGTATTTCTGCAAATTTACATCACGCAAGAACATTGCAGCACTCGCTAGAGTGCTCAACTCTGACGGGGTAAATGACGTCGACTCTTCGAAGGCAGTATTCTCATACTCCCCATAACGAATAGCCAATTCCATCCTCCCTGTTGCTTCGTTCACCGAATCCCTGTTAGGAAATCGGTTGGGGTGTTCCGAAAACGCTCTTACGAGCGCCTCGGCTACAACAACCAGTTCCGGGGATCCAGGCTCGACCATATAAATGTTCGAGCTGAGAGTGACAGAAGAAAAGTTACGCATAGTCAATTCCTTTGATGGTTACG